CATCACAATACTTAACAACAGCGTCAAGGTATGGTATCTTTTTTTCTTTAACAATACCTTCTATGATTAACCCAAACTTTTTACTATTCATTAACATACTTTCAGTATAACATTTATAGTTGAATTTGTCAAGTGCCTGTTTCTGTTACTCGGTACAGGCAAACCGTTTAGCAGTATTAAGCTGCCATTGCTAAATTGTTAGCATTTATGATTTGATAGTGGGTTATCAGCCATTAAACTCCAGTAAGTTTTAACTGTATGTCGAACCTAGTTCCACCCCTTAAATTTCATTGTTTAAATGGTGGAGTGGTTGGGTATTGCACCCAAGTCCATATCAGGTATTATCTTACCTTCAGCATTTAATTCTTTTATCTTTTACCATCCTTTAAAACATTTGTTTTATTAAATGTTCTAAACATTATACAAGTTTCATTACCACCAGCAACGTCAACCGTAACTAATATTTGGTCTTCGTTTTCATAGTAAGTTACCATATAAACAGGTTCACCATCTGGTAAACTTGCCGCTCTACCTAAACTTAAATGTTCAGGTTTAAAATCTTCATCAAAAATGTATCTTTGTACTTCTTCTGGAGAACCACATACAGCAGGCACTTGTTGCCAATATAAATCGTAAGTTAATTCTTCGTTAGCAAATACACTTGTACATAACAAACTTAAAACTATTAGTATTTTTTTCATAAATCCCTTTAGCAGTTGTGGTCGCAAGTAGGATAAATTAAATCACCTTTTTTATTTTGTCAAACCATTGACTCTTTTTATTAACTATTTATGTTATTTCTATCAAAAAAGTCTTTAGTGTGTTTGTAAAACAGTTCTTGGTGTTGTTTTATTTTGTCTTCACCATGTATCCACTCTTGGACAAAACCATCTTCACAAGCAGCCAATATAACTGTTTGTTCAATCTTTTTGTCGGGAAATAATTCTTCAAACATTTTTGCATAGGCCGAACATTGTAAAAAGTTACCATAGTTGTAATCTTCATCACGTCTTTTTGTGGATGTTTTAAAGTCAACTACAGATAATTTGCCTTTATATTCAGCAATACAATCTACTTGTCCTGCAACACCTATTTCTTTTGAATACAAATATTCTTCTATACAATGAATATTATCTATTCTAGCCAAATAAGGTTTTATAATTCTAAACAATCCTAATGGTGTAACAGCAGTTATACCAACAGATTTATCATCTTCATTTTTTAAATGATTTTCTATAAGTGTGTGAGTAGTTTTACCACGATTTGTGGCAGACACAGAAATATAGTTGGCCATCTTTTCACCAACTGCATTACGCCAACCTTCTATTTTTATTTTTCTTTCGGGAATAGAACCTAGAATAGAAGTCACGGAAGGCATATTAACACCATCAATAGTATAATATCTTATACCATCTTGGTTTTTGCCTTTCACACCTAAATTTTTAGGTAGTGAATCTTCATTCAGTTTTACATAATTAAACGCCATAATATACCTTCCTTATTATATACTTTTAGTATAACATATTATTATCAATATGTCAAGCTCAAGTGCCCCTTTGAGAGTACATATCATTTATACTATCTCGGATTTTCTTATATTCATCATTAAGAGGGTCATACTTTCATTGAGAAAGTGCTGATATTCTATCTCTTAATCTTTCTGCTCTTTTACCAACTTGTTTTGCCCAACGACTATCCATCATTTCGATAGCAGCAGTTGACCAGTTTTCATCATTTACGGCTGCAATAAACTTTTTAAACTGTGAAAGTCTTGGTGCACCCATATTGAAACACATATTTACAATTACTTGTTGTGCTTCTTCTGGTAGTTTTTCTAAATTAGGAAATACTTTTTTAGATTCTTCAATGTATTTCTTAACATCTTCATCAAATACAGCGTTGACTCGTTCTTCACTTACTGCATAACCTACATCAGCGCCATATTCTTCATCACCTGCCACTACAAGGTGGCCAATTCCGAATGTTTTATATCCCAAATGGTCGAGGTACACTTCGTACTTGACACCTTCGTCAATTTTAAGTTGTTCTCTTAATTTGTTTATATCCATTTAATTTATCCTTTGCTTTTAGTTTTACTTTTTTAAGGGTCCTAATTTCAAACCAACTTTGAATTGTTCGGTCGGTTCTTCTTTTGTCTTCAACTTCATTTACTGCTCTTTTTAGTTCTTTATGATGAGCCTTCGCTTCTAACATATTACCCCCTTGTTAGTTTAAGTAATTTGTCCATCTGTGCCTTAATAATTGGTCCTCTATTTGGCCAATGTATATAAGGTTCATTGGACTTGGAAAGATTATATAAAAAAGGCAATACAATCTTTTCAATTTCTTTAAATCTGTTTTGTGTATCAGCGTCCTGTATCTCTTTTGTTACCGTATCTTTTTCAGCAACAATCTGCATAATTTCATTCATAGCAGATTTAATATCAGAAACATCTGATTTAATTTTTGCTAGTTCTAAATTTGAATTTTCTATAACACTTGGGTCAATACTTGGTTGTGTTTCTTCAGCTGGTTTTTGGGATACAGGAGTAAAACCATAGTCAACATCCGTATCAAACTCTCTCATAAAATCAGGTATATCTGCCATTGTTTTTCTCCTATGTTATTGATTATTGTTGGGCAGGTTCTCCAAGCAGGAATGACCTGCCCTATTGGAATTGTACAATGAGCGGATTGACCTATTCGACTCAGGTATACGACCGTTGTGTTTCGGTTGCTCGCTCTGTACTATATTATTTATTTTTTGCACGTTGTCTAGCCTTATGCTTTTGTATTACCTGCTCTGTTTTAACTTCTTTTATTGATTTTCTTCTATGTTCTTGTGCTAAAGCACTCTTTGGATGTGCTTCTGATATTTTACTTAATACTTCTTTAAATCCTTGGTCATTTCTATATGATACACCACTTACACCACCAACAATATTCATTTGTGTAATTTGTTGTTTGATATGTGGATTCTTTTGTAGATATTCTTCCATTTCAGCAATAGACATCATTTCTGTAAAAACCTTGTTGGTTTTATTATCGTGGAATGTATAAATTGGCATATTATTTTAATGATAGATGATATAATAATTGATTAGTTGATAAAAGCATATCTTCTAATATACTTTGTAAGTCTATTTGACCATCAACTTCTTTATTGATTTCATTAATTCTATCTGCTGTTTTTTGTACTTCAGATTTTACAATTTCTACGTCAGCATAGTTTAATATACCTGGTCTTAATTCAGCACTAAACTTAATTCTTTCGTTAGATTTACCTTGTAGTGTTTCAACAAATTCATCATTTAGTTTATTAAAGTTTGTATAATATTCACCTAGTGACTCGTGTTCAGAATATGATTCTGTTTGCCAATGGTAACTTTGTATGTTATTTAAATAGTTAATATTAGTTTGTATAAAATTTGTTAAATTGCTCATATAATTATTTATCTTTCAATATTCTGCCGTAGTTTGGCCACCCAAATTTGTCGTGTGATTCACCGACATATCTCCAACGAATAACACCAGTGTTAGGATTTCTTTCGTAAATCTTTGGTCTCTCTTTTGTCTTTGTTTTCTTTTTTGTTAAAGATTCTGTCATATTCATTCCTGTATTTTTGATTAGATACTCTGGACTTGCCGTCCCATTGTCTACCCTTTTCCTTGCTCATCTTTTTCGATTATACCTTGTATATCTGTTTCAGGCATTAAAAAATATTCTTTACCTTCTACTTTAATTTCTTTACCAGCAAAAGCAGCAAACTTTACTTCATCTCCTACTTTAACTGACACAGGTATTCTTTCACCTGTTGTTTTACTTTTTCTACCTTGACCTACAGCAACTACAATACCTTGTTGAGGTCTTTCTCTAACGGTCATAATAATACCGCCTTTTGTTTTTTCTTCGTCTTTAGACTCATAATCTATCAGTACATTATCTGATAATGGTTTAAACTCTATTGTCATTTAATTTTTCAACTCCTTCTTTGAACCATTGTGGCATTTTTGCTGGTGATTTCCACGTAGCAAATGCTTGTTTTTTCATTATATAGTATTTACGATAAGACGCAACTACGTCACCAGGTACTTTACATTCATCTGGCATAGCAGGTGTGGCATCTGTACCAATAACATCTACTCTAGCATTTTTAGGTGGGTGTTTAAGTAACTCACCTAACTTTTGAATTGTTAAGTGGTCTTTTGTATGGCCGTATCTTAATTTGTATTCTTCATTAAGTGCCATCATGTGTCTGTATAACCATGTATAATTATATGCTGATTGTAATACCCATTGTGTAGATGGATGATTTAACCAACCTGCTTTGTAGATAATTGCTTCTTCGTTAGGATTATCAAGTCGCCATCTTCTAATTTTTCTACCGTTCTTAGTCTTATCAAAATATTCTGTGCCATCTAATACTCTTTTAACAGTACATAACATTTGAGCAGACTCAAGTATCATTTTGACCACGTGTTTATCTAACAGCATCTGAGCCGCTTTTACTGGATCTTTATCAACATAAAATATATTCATTAGTGTACTAACCTCCTCATTACATAATCTCTCATATTATATTCATCTGCTAAATCCATCATCTTATTATACCACATAGATTTCATTTCATCTGTATCAGCATCAGCACACGCTTTTGCTAGATTGTCTAGTCTATGTTTTTTTAGATTGTCTGGATCTTTTAGTCTTTTTATATCATCAATTGTCATCATAGTATATATTATATATTAATTGAACATAAAAGTCAAGCACTTATTTTACTACTTTTTACTGTTATTCCAGTCATATATTTGATTTAATTTAAGTCTTATTTCATCTGGATTGTCACCAAACTCTTTAGCAAGTGCTTTAAAAGGTTTG